TTATGCTAATGAATTATGTGGCTATTGCGGTGATGTTGAAGTGGAAGAAGATGAGCAATTTTGTTGTGATGATTGTTGGAGAGGTTATGCAAGTGAAACATTTTATGATGATAAAGATTAATTAATTATGATTAAAGATGAAAAAATATTAGCACAAGATATTAAGAAATTGATGTGCAAAAATAAATTAACAAAGTTGGATATGTCAAAGAAATTAGATTTAACTTATCCTACTATGTTGACCAAATTAAAAGAACCATATAATTTAAAATTAAGTGAATTAAGGTCGATATGTTCGGTTCTCAAAATTGACCACAAAATTTTAAAAAAACAGAATTATGACAAAAAAATCTAAAGTAGTTCGAGTTTCTGGTAATGGAACTTGGGAGGGCAAATACGGACTTATGTATAAGTTTGAAATTGAAATGGAAAACGGAGACATAGGCGAAAATTTATCTAAAACCTCTGAATGTAAATTCAAAGAAGGACAGGAAACAGAATACGAATTTGTGGACGGACAGTTCCCAAAAATAAAACCTGTTAATAATTTTCAACCAAGAGCAAATTATTCAAGTGCTGGTTCAGATGTTCAGGATAATATAAGATTTGCACAAGGTTTAAATATAGCTAATCTTCAATATTGCCACGGACTAATAACCGAAGACCAGATTGATGAGGTTGCGAACAGATATTATGAGAAGTTGAAAAACGGACCGCAAGTTAGTTTACCATTTTCTAATTAAAATATTATATATATGAAAGCTACATTTTTAAAATACTCAAAAAAACCCTCTAACTTTGGGGGGTTTTTTTACTACATTTTTGTAAAAGGTGAAGACGGAAAATCATATCGTGGTTGTATTGGTGATGGTTTTATAAACTTTGGTAAGTGGAACAGAATACTCGCAACAGCAGAACGAGGAGATATACTTGAAAATTTACGTTTAAAAGAATATAAAGGTAAACCAATTATTGACGCAGATAGTAATGTTGTTTTAAAGAAATTAGATATGCCTGGTTTTGAAGGAACTTATGAGCGATTAAATAACCTTAAAATACGATAATATGAAACAAACATACTTTCCACACGATTCAAACGCAAGGAATGATATTAAAATAATAAAATTGAGACAGTCTTTGGGTTTAGAGGGATACGGAATTTACTTTTGTTTACTTGAAATGTTATTTGCCGATAAAAATATGCTATGTGTTGATGATTATGATACACTTGCGTTTGCTTTACATTGCGAACCAGAAAAATTAAAAGCAGTTATCAACGATTTTGATCTATTTGAAGTTGATGGTAATTGCTTTTATTCTGCACGATTAAACGAAACAATAGGTGAAATTATAAAGAAAAGTGTAAACGCTCGTAAGAACGCAGAAAAACGGTGGAATAAACCTAATAATATGCAGTCGCATAGCAACGGTAATGCTATTAAATTAAATAAAAGTAAAGAAGATGACATTAAATTAGATAAAAGAATAACTTTATTTAAAACCGAAATTAATTCATTTGAACAATTTAATAAAGATGATAAGGAAAACTTTTTCCTCTATTGGTCAGAGTTAAACAAATCAAAAACTAGAATGAGGTGGGAACTGGAGAGAACGTGGGATCTGAAAAGACGGTTGCAAAGGTGGTCAAATTCTCAATTTAATAATATAAATAAGCAAACCAAATTTCCAGACTGGTATGATGAATATACCTACAAGAAATTAGATAATGATGGTAGAAAAAAATATGAAGAACATTTAAAATCTTTAGGTTGGGAAAGTAAATATGCTCCAAGTGTTGGAATGGTATGGAACAAAAAAAAGTAAAATACATTATTTATATAGATAAAGAAACAAATGGAACTAAAGGTGTTTATTTACATAGTCCGGGCATTATGAATGAAAAAAAATATAAAAAGTGGTTAAAAGATAACCCGAAAATAAAAATATATAAAACAGATACTTATGAGTCAGATATTTAGATTTTGTATCAGATGTTGTAGAATGTCTTTAATACAAGATGGAGAATGTTTTTTCTGCAAAGGTAAGTTTGTATTATCTGGTTTAAAAGATGATAGTAAAATAAGAAAACCAAAAAATGAAAAAACACACTAAAATTTATATGCAATATTTTGATTATTGTTTAGATGATGTAATTTTGTGTGAGTATTGTAATGCGAAAGCTGTCGATATTCATCACATAAAGCCTCGAGGTTTGGGGGGCAGTAAAACTAAAGACTTTATTGCAAACCTCGTGGCCTTATGTAGACCTTGCCATATTAAAGCTGAACATAATAAAGAGTTTAATCAAAGAGTGAAAGAAATTCATTTAAAAAATTTATGAAAGTATTGGAATTATTTGCTGGTAGTAGGTCATTCAGTAAAGTGGCTGAACAAATGGAAATGGAAACATTTACAACTGACTATAAAGATTTTGAAAGAATAGATTATGTATGTGATATATTAGATTTTGATATAAATAAAATACCATTCAAGCCAGATATTATTTGGGCTAGTCCACCGTGCACTACATTTTCAATAGCAAGTTGCTCAACACATTGGACTAAAGATAAAAAACCCAAAACTGAAAAGTGTTTAAAAGGTATATTAATGATTAAAAAAACATTATCAATAATACAATATTTAAAACCAAAATATTATTATATAGAAAACCCAAGAGGACTATTAAGAAAAATGAGTTTTATGCAAAATGTTGGAATAAGAAACACCGTCACGTATTGTCAATATGGAGATAGTAGAATGAAGCCAACCGATATATGGACTAATAATCTAAATTGGAAACCACGAAAGATGTGTAAAAATGGTATGCCTTGCCACGAACCAGCACCGAGAGGATCTAGAACAGGAACACAGGGTTTAAAAAACAATTATGAAAGAAGTGTTGTTCCATATGAATTGTGTAAAGAAATTTTAAACAGTAGTATATGAAAGAACACCAATTACAAAAGTCAATTATAAAATACTTGAATTTAAAATATCCCAACTTGTTATATTGTGCAAGTGCAGGTGGAGTAAGAACATCTTTTAAACAAGCAATAAAAATGAAACAAACAGGATATGTAAAAGGTTTTCCCGATTTGTTTATATATGAACCAGTAGAACCCTATCACGGATTAGCAATAGAAGTTAAAATAAAAAAGGGTAGACCAACAAAACCACAATTAGAGTGGCGAGATAAATTAAATAAACGAAATTACGTTTCCGAGATTACATACGGTTTTAATGAAACAATAGATGTCATTGAAAGATATTTAAACGGAACAATAACAAAATTGAATGAGAATTAAACCTACTTTTTTTAATACAAGAAACAAGAGTTTACATTGGGATTATACAGATACTAACAATAGTTTGTTAACAATTATCTTGGATAATGGGCAAGAATTAAATTTTATTTTTCGAGATTTGAAAAAAACAAAACTTAAAGCAAACCAAATTATATACAAACGCTTTGGAAAAGACAGAGTAAAATATATAGAGTGCGACAGAATTTCAAAGACAGAATATGATATGTTAAAGAATTTAGGAACACCAAGTATAAACAATGTCAATATTAGATGAATTTATTAATGAAAACTATAATAAATTACAAACTATCTCGCGGACGATAACGGGATCCAAACATCTAACATTGATTACCACCGATGCTGATGATTTACTACACGAAACAATAGAAATACTTTATACAAAGATTGATCCTAAAAAACTAAAAAGATTAATAAAAGCCGAAAAACTAATCTTTTTTATAGTTAGAATTATGATTAATCAATTTCACTCAAACACCTCTCCTTATTTTTATAAATATAAAAAGTATTATAAGCACGTAAACACAAATTATAATACAAGTATATTGTGGACTGAACATTGGCTGAATAATATACCAGAAGAAGAAGACCAAATTGAAATAAAGAAAGAGTTTGAAGTAATGCTTGAAAACATAGATAAACAATTATCTAAATTAAATTGGTTTGACGCAGAGGTTTTTAAAGTGTATT